TCGACGCGAAGGTCGAGGCCATGAAGGCCGTCACCTCGAGCGAGTCCGACAGCCGCGCCACGGTCGAGAAGGCCGAGAAGCGGAAGGGCCCCGCGATCCACGTCATGCCGGGCAAGTCCCTCCGGGGTTTCGGCTCGACCGAGGACGCGGTCCGTGCCGGCCGGTTCCTGCGGGCCCTCGCCCGCGGCGACCATGCCGAGGCCCGGGCGATGGGCGAGACCTCGCCGACCTATGACGGCGAGGGTGCCGAGCTCGTCTCCCCCGAGCTCTTCCGCGGCTACATCGACGTGCTGGGCTACCAGTCCGTCGGCGTCCAGCTCGCACAGGTCTACACGACCTCGAGCCACACGCTCGAGATCCCGAAGATCGGCGAGATCGACGCCGAGTGGTTCGACGAGCACGAGGCCGTGACCGAGGACGAGGCCACGACCTCGAAGGTCACGATCCCGCTCTACAAGATGGGCCGGATCCTGTCGTTCTCGAACGAGCTGATCCAGGACTCGGCCGCGGTCGTGAACCTGGCCCAGCTCGCGGCCAACCGGTTCGGCCTGGCGATCGCGAAGAAGATCGACACCGTCTGGCTCCAGGGCGATGCCGGCAAGAGCATCGACGGCCTGGTCGACGAGATCGACGCGGCCAACGAGGTCGAGGCCGGCACGGACTTCGACGGGGCGGACCTCGCCTCGGTCGTGGGCAAGATCGACTCGCGGGCCATGAACACGGCCTGGGTCGTGAGCTCGGCGGGCTGGGAGCACCTCATGAAGTCGTCGGTCGTCTCGCAGTCGACGACCGTCGGCGAGCGGGTCCTCCCGACCGTGATGGGTGCCCCGGTCTACAAGTGCCTCGGCCTGCCGGCCGGGACGCTCGCCCTCTACGGCGACTTCTCGATGGCGACCGCGGTCGCGGTGAAGTCGAACGGGCTGGTGATCTCGGCCTCCGAGCACGCCGGCTTCGAGAGCGACGCCGTGAAGTTCCGCGGCCTCCAGCGGGTCGGCATCTCGAACCACGACGCCTCGTTCGTGGCGAAGCTGGTCGAGGCCGGTAGCTGAACCTGATCTCGCCCCCACGCAGACCGCCCGGCGGGGGCAAGGATGCCTCCGCCGGGCCGTTGCGTTTTCAGGAGGACCGTATGGCCGCCCTGCACCCGATCCGGCTCCTGAAGAGCTACCGCGGCTACCGGGCCGGGACTGTGATCCGGGCGACGCCTGGACTGGCGGAGCACCTGGTCGAGACTGGGGCCGGCGTCCGCGAATCCCAGGTATCGCTCCTGGACGCGGCCGTCGCCCGGCCCGAGCGGGCCGTCGCCGTCCCAGCCGTCGAGACGAGGGTAATCCATGCCGACTAAGGTCCGACTGAGCGGCGCGGCTTCCAGGGCGATCCGCCTGGCGACTGGCTCGTCCGCCCGGGAGATCACGATCACGTTCGCCGAGGGCGAGGAGCTGCCGGCCGGCGACCTCTACGCGACCGCGACCTATCGGGACGACACGATCACGCTGACGCCATATGACGTGACCGGCAGCGACGGCATCGCGGCCGTCCAGGTGACGGTCGCGCCCGAGGACTTCGAGGAGTACGGGTCGCGGACCTGGCAGCTCGAGGTCGGCACGCTGGACGCCGGGTCCGGGTCCGGGTCCGGCTCTGGCGACGACACGGCCTACGTCATGTTTTACGCGACCGTGAACTTCCGCGAGATCGTGCCGTCCGTGATCGACTCGACGACCGTGGAGGAGACCTCGTGAAACCGAACACCGTCCGCGTCCTGACCTGGCCCGAGGCCGAGCCGGTGACGCTCGCCGAGGCGAAGCTCCAGCTCGGGATGACCGACTCGTTCGACGAGTTCGACTCGCTGATCTCCGACAAGATCGCGGCCGGCCGCCGCTACATCGAGAAGCGGCTCGGCCAGACGCTCGTCGCCACCGAGTACCGGGCGACATGGGCCGCCGTGCCGGTGACCGGGATCCTCACGATCCCGAACCCGCCGCTCCTGACCGGCTCGGCCTACGGGCTGACGGTGACTGTCGACGGCGAGGAGGTGGAGGCGGAGGACCTCGAGGTCGACGCCGACGCCATGCCGTCCACGGTGACGCTCGGGGCCGGCACGTCCGGGAAGGTCGTCGTCACCTACTGGGCAGGCGTCGAGCCGGGCGAGCAGATCGAGCCGAACCTGAAGGCCGCGCTCCTGATGTTCGTCGAGCACACGTTCAAGAACCGGGGCATCATCGCCGAGGACGGCTCGGCCGAGCTGCCCCAGGCATTCGAGGCCCTGCTCGCGTCCGCCAGCCACTCGGGGGCCTGGTGATGGGCGTCCTGCCGTCCGGGATCCTCCGGGAGTACTTCGCGGTCGAGTCTCCGACCGAGACGCGAAACTCGGTCGGCGAGATGGTCCAGGAGTGGGACGAGGTCGCCCGGGTCTTCGGATCCTACGAGGCCCTCTCCTACGTCGAGCAGGCCCGACGCGGACAGGTCGGAGGGAGCACCTCGGCCACGGTCAGGATCCGCTACTACGAGGGTCTACAAGCGAACTGGCGGCTCCGCTGGCTCTCGCGTGGGGACCGGCTGCTCTACATCTCGGGCGTCGTCGAGCAGGGCCACCGCGAGGCGATGGAGCTCTCGGTCGAGGAGGTGGCGGCATGATCTCGGTCAACTGGAACCAGATGTCGCGGCAAGTCGCTGACCTGGCGAAGAGCTACGAAGAACTGCCTCGGCACATCGGAAAAAAGCACATGATGGCCTCCGTCCGCAGGGCGCTAAAGGCTGCCGGCGGCGTCCAGCGGCTGCGAGCCAACACACCGCCCGTCAATACACGACGCGGCCGTCGCAAGAAGGGCGAGAAGAAGCGATCGACCGGCGAGCTGCGTCGCAGCGTGACCACAAAGGCTAAGTGGTACGGCAGCGGAAAGAACGGAACCGCCGTTGCGATCCTGGGATACAAGGCCGGATGGCCGTCGGTGAAGGCCTACTGGCACGAGTTTGGCACTAAGCGGATGCAAGGCGTCGCCATGATGCAAAGAACCTACGAGTCCATCAGGGGCCAGGTTGCTGCCCGCCTGGCGGACGAGCTGCGGGTAGGTCTTGAGAAGGCGGCCAACGAGATCGCCGCCGGCAAAAACCAGGGCTACCAGGGCTGAACCATGCCATCCGGCTCCGAAGACCTGATCCAGTCCTGGCTCCGGGCGACCCTCGAGGAGGCCGCCGGCTGCGACGCCTGGCCGCTGATCGGGCCGATCCAGGCCCCGCCCTACGTCATGTTCGCCCAGGCCGGCCAGGCCGACGAGGACACGCTGGCGGCCGACGACGAGACCGTGACGACCGGGACGTTCACGATCGAGGTCTACGGGGCGAACTACGCCGACACCCACGCGACCGCCCGGGACATCCGCCGAGCCCTGCGGAACTTCGCCGGGGCTTCGGGCGACCTGACAATCGTCCGCGTCCTGGTCACCGACTCGAAGGACGGCGACCCGGTGTTCGAGGACGGCCAGAACCGCCCGATCGCGTACGTCGTCGAGATCACCGTCGCCGTATCTTGGATGGAGTAACCGATGCCAGCTCTTTCCGGACTGCCCACGGTCCCAGGCCTCACGCTGCCCCAAGGCTGCACGAACGTCAAGGTCAAGAACTCGGCCGCGGACCCGTCCAGCTCAAACAACAAGGTCGACGTGACGACGCTCGCAGACCCCGAGCGCGTGTACGAGGACGCGCCGCTGGTGGATGTCGGCACGGGTGCTGACGAAGATGGCGTCACGCAGACGGTGACGTGTTCATTCTTCGGCACCGCGCCTCCAGTGAACTCGGACCCAGAGGCCACGGGCTGGGTCTGCACCGAGGTCGAGACCGAGTACGCCGTCGGCGAAATGATCAAGGGGACCGCTACTTACGTCTACAAGGACACGGAAGGATCCTGATCCATGCCCACGCCAGCAAATGGTGCCGCGCCGGAGCTGCCGGTAGGTGATCTGACGAACGTCAAGATCAAGAAAGTCGGCCCAGATCCGACGAGCTCGTCGAATCGCCTCGACGCCTCGACGCTCGGTCTGTCTCCTGGATCGAATCGCGTGTACGTCGACGGCCTGCCGGACAACGGCGCGGGCGCTGTGGACGGCGTGACGACCACGATCACCTGCTCGTTCCTGACCGAGGTCACCCCGGAGGCCGGCGTCGTGTACGACATCGACGGCTCCGATTACCGATGCACCGAATCCGAGGTCGAGTACGCCGTGGGCGAGCTCGTCAAGGGGACGGCGACGTTCGTGTCGGTACCGCCCGAGGGATCCTGATCCCCAAGCCCCCAGGGGGATCGCGTGCCTGCCTACTCGCAAGGATCGACGGTCTTCTTCAAGGGCCTTGCGCTCGGCTCGCTGCTGGGCTGGGACGTGACGCCGGCGGCCGCCAGCACCACGGACTGCACATCCCTGGATTCGGTACTGCTCGGGTCTGGCATCGAGGCCCGGATCGTGAAGAGCGTCGACTGCTGCGCTGTTGACCCGGGGACGGCCTCGGTCACATTTCTGGGCAGTAACGGGTTCAGCACCAACAACGTCGGCGAGGTCGGCGAACTGGCGATCGAAAGCGATGCCGGATCTCTGGCCTTGGAGGCGATCCTGCAATCGTTCCAGATCACGGCCGCCGTCGGCGAGCTGATCAAGGGCACGGCGACCTTTCAATTCACGGGGCAGTAGCATGGCGAAACCGCTCGACGATCTCATGAAGCTCGCGGACCTGGTCGAGGTCCGCGTCCGCGGCAAGGCCGTCCGCCTGCGACAGCCGTCGTTTGGCGAGTGGCACGACCTGGCCGGGGCCCACCGTCGGCTGAAGGGCGAGGATCCTCCGGCCGAGCTCGTGGCCCGGACGGTCGCCGTCTGCGTCGCCGACGATGCCGGCGGCCGCGCCTACTCGGACGCCGACCTCGAGGTCCTGCTGGCCGGCGACCCGCGGACGCTCATGGCCTTGTACGTCAAGTGCTGGGAGACCGTGCTCCGGAACGACGAGCAGGCCGTGAGGGCCGAGGAGGGAAACTAAAGGGCGAGCCCTGGCTCCTGTTCGCCTACCGGCTCGCCGCCCATCACCGGATCCTCGACATCGAACAGGTCTTGCGGTTGCCTCTCCCGGCTCTGCGGCGCTGGCTGGCCTTCTACCGGCTGGAGCCATTCGGCGACGAGTGGCGACGGACGGCCCGGCTGGCGACGGTCATGTCGGCGGCCTTCGGGGCCAAGGTCAAGGAGGACGCCGAGGAGATGTTCCTGCCGACGTATGACCCGAGCCGGCCGACGCAGACGCCCGAGGAGATGGCCCGAGAACTGGCGAAGCTGAAGCAGATCGCGAACCGGCAAAAGCAGAAGAAGGCGAAGTAATGGCGAGCACGATCGGAAAAGTCCGGGCGGTCTTCACCGCGAGCACCTCGGGCCTGACGGCCGGGGTCAACGCGGCCTCGGCCAGCATGAAGAAACTCCAGGCCGACGCCTCCAGCCTGCGGTCCGGGATGTCGGCCCTGGTCGCGATCCAGGGCGGGCAGCTCTTCTCGTCGATCGTGTCGAGCGCCGCCTCGGCGGCCCGGTCGCTGGCGAACCTGGTCGTCTCGACGGCCGAGACGGTGTCGGCACAGAACGACCTGGCCGGCCGCCTGGGCGTGACCTACGGCGAGCTCGCCGGCCTGTCATACGCCGGGAGCCTGGTCGGCGTGTCGATGGACACGATCGGCGCGGCCATGACCAAGGCCCAGGTCGCGTTCGTGAAAGCGGCCAACGGGTCGAAGACCGCGAACGCTGCCTTCGCCCGGCTCGGGATCTCCGTGAGCCAGCTCAACGGGATGTCGTCCGAGGGGCAGTTCGAGGCAATCGCGGAGGCGATCTCGCAGCTCCCGACCGAGGCCGAGCGGGCCGCCGCCGCGGTCCAGATCTTCGGCCGCTCCGGGGCCGAGCTGCTGCCGCTGTTTGCCGAAGGTGCCGACGGGATCCGCGAGGCCCGCGAAGAGGCCGAGCGGTTCGGGCTGACGCTGACCAATGCCCAGAGCGGCAACGTCGACGCGATGGGCGACTCGTTCGACAGGGCTCAAGCGGCGATCACGGGAGTGATCCAGCAGATCGTCGCCTACCTGGCCCCGGCGGTTGAGCGTGTCACGAGCGCGTTCTCGAACTTCATCGGGGCCGTCGGCGGCGCGAACATCGGCCAGGCGATCGGGAACGGCATCCTCCAGGGGGCGCGGTTTCTGGCCCAGATCGGGGACTGGGTGATCAAGAACTTCTCCGGCGTCTTCGAGTACATGTCACAGGTCGGATCGCAGTGGGGCGCGGTCGTCGACTTCCTGAACCGGGCCGCGAACTTCCTGAGCGGCGTCTTCAACACCGCCCAGGCCGGGCTCGGGCTGATCATCCGCGGGTTCAGCGGGGCTTTTGAGGGCCTGGCGACGATTGCCCAGGCGATCGGCAGTTACCTGGGGTTTGACACCAGCACGATCGACCAGCTCGTCGAAGGCGCGAAGGGATTCAACGAAGCCCTCGACGCCGGGATTACGCGGAGCGTGAACGCCGCCCAGGCCGGTTTCGCGGCTGCGTTCGCCGAGGCTTCGCCCCAGGTCGGCGCGTCCATCGCCGGCCCGCTCACTTCGGCCCTGGACGACGCGATCGCCCAGGCAGAGGCGGCCGCCGCGGCCCAGGACCAGGTCGCGGCCCAGACCGTCGACGTAACGCAGAAGATCAACATCGACACGGCACCCATCACCGAGGCCATGAACGAGGCCGTCAAGGGCGTCGACTCGCGCAGCCGCGAGGGCGTGGCCGAGATGTTCCGCCTGATGCGCGGCGGCGGCCAGGACGTGCAGGAGCAGCAGCTCACAGTCCTC